TGTTACGAGCCTGCTCTATAATAGCCTTCGGAGTAAGCCATTCTTCATAAGAATGCTCATCCGAGTACGCTTCGGCTGCAGGCAAGAGTTGATCATCGCTCATGGTCGATATATGATATTTAGTTGCTTTAGCTACTTCATTAATAACAAAATCACCAACGGGATGATTCTCGATATCCTTAAGCTGTTGTGACACAGATAATTCTATGTATTCTTTAGATCCAAATATAGATTGCTTCATCCTTTCAGAATACATCAGATTGTTTAATACCCTAAAGATTGGTCGAGTCCATAACTCTTCATCAACATACCACTTGCTGTTCCAGGCATATCCGCCAGTCACGGATTTGTCTGAGTTAATATTACGCAAACTAAAATGCGAAATTTCTTCCACATTCTTATTAGTAAGCTTGGTACTTAAACCAAATGTGATATCATCACCATTAACCAATATACATTCAACGAATTTTCGAAGCTTGTAACGTTCGAAAGCAGCCAGCAAATCGAGTACATTACAAAATCCATCAAATAAATTAGTACACTTTGAACCGCTTGGCATTCCTCCGTTCCGCGTTAAATCGCCTTCAGGCATAACTAGTGAACTTTTGACTTGATACTCCTTAAGTAAATCTACATATTCGTAGTCGCTAAAGAAGAAGTCGGCCATCTGTCTCATCTCAGATGCAGCCACTGTACTATCAAAGTTCGTCGCGTCAAAATTCACCCATTGGACAGCTTGAGAAAAGTGCGTTTGTACCCACTTTGCCATCGTCTCCGGCGGCGTATAGAATACAAATACATCCAAATTCTCATTAATGCTCTCCTGCGTCCTAGATAACGCATCATCAACAGCTTCACACTCCATATACCATATGGAAACTGGAACCATCCAGACCAATCTAACTTTCGGATCTTCCAATGGACTCTGTTGGGTTCTTGCACCTGGAAGTATAGAATAAGCCTTTTCCAAATCATTCGCGGGTTTTAATACCTCATTAACATACTGAATAGCATTAGAAAGTTCATCTCGCTTTGTGCCTTCAACACTTGGCAAGCCTGGTGCTTTCTTCAAACTACTCCTGTTGCGAGCAAGGCTTTCATCATACTCAAACCGAGTAGACGGTAAATATGGATGTTTGAAATCATTCAACAAATCTATAGTCCATAATATATCATCATTTACATTACGATATTCTAAAGATGCTTCTCGTAATACTTTGTAGAAATATCTACTCTTAGGCCACTCAACTCGTTCGAGATATTTCATTTCCTGGTCCTCTAAACCGGACGGAAGTTGATGTGTTCGAAATTCTTTTCTAACGGCAGGAATAAGTTTTCGAACCTTAGGGGCAATCTTTCGTTCGACAATTCCATCATTGTCAATTTGTATGAATTTAAGGAATCGTTGTACTTGAGGTTCATTTCTTAGAGAGATGGTCAATGGAACCACCTTTATAAATTGAAAACGTAGCTCATTATTGTAGCAATAATTAACCCTACTTCTCCAACTATTCTAAGAATTTTCCTGAGGTTATCGCGGGTTTCAGCCCACTGATTAATTAACTCCAGAAGTTCCTTAAGTTTGTCATCGCTTGATCCGCCATTTAATAAAACGGCTTTCACTTGCTTTTCTTTACTCATCGTATTTTCA